CTTAAACGCCTGGTGGCGCGCGCAGCTTAAAGACCGGTGTGCGACTGGGTTCCAACCCCGAGATCATAACCTTTGCAGGTGACCTCACCGATAAGTGAGGTCAGCCCTAGTCATAATCCATACGCATATTCTCAATACGGGGGTCCTCCAACATGATTGGGTCAGCGCTGAGAACCGTGGCAGCAAACAATTCGCGGATGTCTTCGATGTCAAGCTGATAGACTTTGTCAAGCCAACAGCCAAACTCAAAATCATCAACGAGATTTGGCGCTTCCATGGTTCGTCGCTTTATCTCCTCAGTGGTGTACCCCATACTTCTTGCTTGCCAGCCGAGATCCGAAACGTCCACATCTGCTTTGTCGTCTTCCATTTCGAAACGCTCCAAAAACATATCGCGCAAGAGGTGCACGTTCTGGCAGGAGAAAGCGTAAGATAACGCCTTCGCCGCCATACATGCGGAATCACTCAAGCGCGGGTTCTTGTTAACACGCGTGTTGAAACGGACCAACATTTTGCCAAGCAGTGGGACCATGAACGGGGTCTCGACTTCAGCGAATATTCGTCGGGATAAGATAGTCGCGCAGCCATCCAACTCCGGGGCCTTAGCTTTTAGGACCATTTTGAAGCTGGCCACAAGTGCAACCCACTCCTTCAAGTTAACGCGCTTGTTGAGCGCGGCCAAACCGTCATCACCAAGGATCAGGATCTTCCCTTTCAGCCCCTGTGTGCGGGCCAAGCAAAGGAACATCAACCAATTGTACCCGCTGTTGCGGAAGGTTGTGTTGGTGGTGCCAGTGGCTAACTGGTAGAGTAGGTGCACCCGCAGCCCGAATTCGTAGTTCGTCAAGGTGTATTTCTCGAGGTCGAGCATCAATTGCCTGTACCATGCGGGGAAACCGAGCAGTTCGAACAACAAGTCTATCAGGAGGGCGACTGATTTGCGCTGTTCACGGTCGTTCCGTGAAAAGTCGCCCTCGACTATATTCTTGAATCGTTCATCGATGATGAACGCTGCGGTTTCTTTGTCGTCGCATTTGTAGCACAACTTGGCTGTGATGTTTTCCGGACTGAACTGTTTCCCTGTTTTGACGTCGACGTGTGCTAAGAGCTCTTGGAGCCGCTCCATAGCGACCATCTGCGCTGGTCCCGTAACCGCATTGAACGCGTCGCTGCCAGCATAAATGATGCGGCCGGCAGCGGAATTGTCTTTGCGTTTGCCCACAAGGGTTTCAATCTTCACGCTGCCTGACTTGGCGCGAAGTTCCTTGAGGGTGTGGTCGGGGACTGCAAGCCACGCTTCTCTCATCCGATCGCGCTTGGAAGAATCGAACTTGGCCAACCATCTTTCGCGGTCAGCGTCGTTCTCATCCCATGCTCGGTCTGAGAATAGTGTGGGCATGTTTGCGATGATCTCCTTGGCGAGAGCAAGCATGTCGGGGGAAATGTCATCGGAGCTTCCTTCTTGAACAAAGTTCGACCGTTTGTTAACGGCGGCAAAGTATGAGGAGGCATCGTTACTAGTGATGATCGGAACGCTGTCGGTCTCGTTGAGAAAGGTGCCCGCGTGGAGGGGCCCTAATTGGTTGATGGGGTTGGTGATCTCCTCATCGTCAACGGTTTC